TGAATCAGAAATGGAGGCAATTAGTGAGTATCAGGGCAGACTTGATGAAATGAAAAATATAATAGATAAACTCGAAATGTTAAAAGAATCAATAGATAATAATTTCCCCCAAACAATTAATACAGAAATTAAAATATATAAAAAAGATTTGCCGTACTTTAATAGCTTGGTAAATGGTGGGAGTTATTTAGTTGAACAAGGCCACACAAGAAATAGTTTTACATGGTGTGCAGATTCAAGTACAAATAATATAGATGTTTATGTAAAATTTACAAATGCAGATAAAACAAATAAGGAGAAATAAATGAGTAGATTCAGTAGCAAAATCAAAACCGCAACACTTGAAGAGCTTGAAATCAAATGTTACGAGCTAATAGGAACTAATTACGGGCATAATATGATTGGTATACTATTAGAAGAAGTCTCTAAAAGATTCGGAGAAGAAGAGGCAGACAGAATAAATGGTAACTTATAAATAAAGAGTATAATAAAAAGGAGTATATAAATGATAGGAACTCATAGAACAACTACAAGTAATATACCTATTGATAATGAGCGGTCAAGATTGATTGTTACGTTTCATAACACCGCAGTAGTACAAGTAGTAAATGATAGGTATGTTATATTAAATAGTGGTGGGTGGTTAACACCTACAACTAAAAGAAGAATGAACCAAGCCTCAGATGTTTACAGGTTAAACTATGTAGTATTTCAAAAGGGTTGGGTATGGTATGTTAAAACACCTAAGAGTATTACAGAGTTTGCAGATTATATAGTCATTGATAAACTAAGTGGTAATATACTTCCAAGTCTTCCATAGTTCGCACTATACACAGCCCGCACTAACCCCACACAAAAAGCCCCGACTATAATGGTTGGGGCTTATCTTTTACTCTTAATATCTAAAAAATTACTTAATATTATAATATATTTGAAATAAAAACCAAATTTTCAACTAAATGTCGGAGGGTAGACAGGCACATCATAGGGGGGGTATGGCCACAAGAAACAAGCACACCCATTCTAATATTATTTTTAAAAGTTTTCTATTATTTTTTATAACTATAGTTAAATATAGCTGTTTTGGTGAGTTTTGGGTAGAGACTATCTAATCCCCCTATTATAAATAAAGAGATTAGCCTCTAATTCCCATATAGCTGTTTCGGAGCCTGTTTATTATGGTAGGGTAATCTTTTCTGTTAGTAGCTCAATTACCTTCGACTTGCTTTTGACTGTCTAACTAATCCCCTTCTAGTAGTCAATTACTATTACTATATGCTAGAAGCGTCTAGCCAACCCATATAGCGCACTAATATTAATACAAATAAATATTGTATGCAATAATTATTAATTGAATGTATATTATTTTAATGGAATTAAAAAAAATAAAAGGTGTAGAACATAGGCTTTATGATAGCCATGAAGAGTTTTGTGCCTTTCAAGGCGCTTTAACGCCTAAAAGTGATTGGAGAGAATCAAATGAAGGTGATTGGGTTTATACAGACGACCATCATGTAGTACAAATACTTAAGGTATATTACATTACAGTCCCTAATTCCAAAGAAAAGCGTAAGTGTGTGCGCACAATATGTGGTAGTTTTGTCTGTAAACAGAAAAATGCTAAGATATTAGGCGAAAAAGGCGTTGCAGAGAACATTTATACGTTTTCAGGTAGTTATGATACGATTAAAAAGATACGTTCAACTAAATTATCCTCTAAAAAGCTATTATTTGCTAAATATGTAGCGGCAGGGATAGATATGGAAGAAGCTTACAGTCGTGTTTACCCAAAAGCCAATGATAAGCAGTATATTAAAAACGCAGCAAACAAATTATTACAACAAAAGAAGGTAATGCAAATGGTTAAAGAAGAAATAGCTTTAGTTTTAAAAGAAGAAGGTGTTACACCAGAGTATCTTATACAAAAGTATAAAGATATAGCTGATGTTTCAGAAAGGGACCAAGACAAGCTTAGAAGTTTAGATGCTTTAGCTAAAATGTCTGGTTTATTTGAAACAGAGAAGAAACGTGAAGAATTAACTGTATGGGCTGGTTTTAGCCCTGAGCAACTGGAGGCTATCAAGGGTGGAAAGACAGAAGTACTTGCACATAAAGAAAAAGAGTGATTTATCAGATAAAATAGACCCATGTCCTATATGCGAAAAGAATTTATACTATGATGAAGATTGTAGTAAAAGGATAGGTGTTATTGAGCCTAATGGGGATATAGATTCGTGGAAATGCCCAGCGTGTAAATCAGAGTTTGATTTAGACGATAATATTTTGTATATTTATGGCAGTGAAACAGAAGGCGGTTTAGCGTGATAGATAAAAAAATTTCATTAGGGTCGATACTTACTATAGCAACAGTACTAATTGGGGCGGCAATATCTTATGGTATTAATTCCAATAAAGTTGAAAATATTAATGTTGAGCAGTTCAGAACTGTTAAAAGGGTTGAATCTAATGAAAAAAATATTGTTGACCTTAAAATTAGTGTAGCAAAAATAGAAACACAATTAGATGATAGATTTGACAGGCTTGAAGAAATGTTAATGGATATAGAGTGATAATATCTAAATTTGTAATAAACGCTATAGCAACTAAATTAACTAAACATTTTAGTTTAGATAAGGTTATGTCTTATGTTTTTGATGATAATGAATTAGATGTGAAAATGAAGAAAGTAGAGAAGCGCCTTAATTTATTAGAAAAAATGGCACATCTACCTAAAAATATTAAGTGTAAGTGTAAAGATGAATAAAAATTTAGAAAATATAAAAAATCCAGCAGTATTAGCATTAATTGATTCTTTCTTTCAACCAACATATGACCAAGAACTTGCTAAAAACCCCTGGCTTGAAAATTATTTATACGGAACAGTATCTACCCCTGGTGGGGAACCAGGTACGGTTTTTTCTGGAAGTTATCGAACTAAAGATGGTAGGGAAAGAGTTATTCCTACAATTCTTCCAAACTTTACAAAAAGCGAAGGTTTTTTAAGTTTAATACCAGAAATGAAAGATGCTATAGATATAAACAAAGAATATGGTTATGGTATAGATTTTGATGACCCAAAAACTGCTACACTTTTTTCAATGTGGTTATCAAAAAAACATAAAGATTTATTAAAGGAAAAGTAAAATGCCAAAATTTGGAAGTAGGTCAAGAAAAAACCTTGCAACATGTGATGAAGATTTACAAGATTTATTCAACGAAGTTATTAAACACGTTGATTGTTCTGTTATTGAAGGACATCGAAGTAAAGAAAGGCAAAACAAGTTATATGAAGAAGGGAAAACTAAAGTACAATACCCAAATGGTCGTCATAATGCTAGTCCTAGTAGGGCTGCTGATGTTGTTCCCTATCCTATTGATTGGAATGATAGAGAGCGTTTCCACCTTTTTGCTGGCTTTGTCCTGGGCATTGCTCAGTCTATGGAAATAAATATTCGCTGGGGAGGCGATTGGAACAAGAATTTTGAGGTAGATGATAATAACTTTGATGATTTTCCTCATTTTGAACTTATAAAGGATTTTTAATATGAGCCAAACAACATATCAAGGAACTATATTAGATAATTTAAACCCTGATACTACAGTGAATACTTTAGACAGCTTATTAAAATTATTTGGTAAAGAAACTTTTAATGCAAGTCCAGATGAGGAATACAGGTTTGAGCCTCGTTTTAAAGATAATGAAAGAGATGCTCTTAGACATTATATAGGAACACAGGCTATATCAGATAAGCTTGGGCCAGTATTAGCAAGAATGATAACAAATTTGAATGAATACCCTTATGATTCAACTAATGTAAATAAAAAAGTAGATATATTAAATAATGAAAAAGCTCTTAAAGATTATGAATCTGGAAATATGTTGAGTCCAAATTGGTTAAATATGGTAGGGTTTGCAAAAGAAGACAATTCAGCAACTGTTTTAGACAGTTTACTAAAAACTCTTACAATACCTCCTACAGATTCTGAATATTAAATACAAACATATTAATGGCTAATTTAAATCTCAATGGTAATGTTAGCAGAAATGAGGAGACTCTTCATTTAGCTTTTAATGATTTAATCACTTTTGGTAAATTATTTAGCCCACAAGACTTTTTAGCTTCAGCAACACCCGATTTTCATCATGATGTAGGTAAGATGTTAATTGACCCCACAAAACAACAATTAGCTCTAGTTTTACCTAGGGACCATGCAAAATCTACTTTAGCAGCTACAGCAGTATTACACAAATTTTTATTTGCAACAAAAGAAGAGCCTCAGTTTATAGCTTGGATAGGTGAGGCACAAGACCAAGCTACCGATAATATAGGTTGGATTCAAAATCATATATATAGTAATCCAGCTATACATTATTATTTTGGAGATTTAGAGGGTGATAAGTGGACAAAGGCAGAATTTACACTAAAAAATGGTTGTCGAATGATTGGAAAGGGTACTTCACAAAGATTAAGAGGTAAAAAACAAAATTCAACAAGATACACGGGAATAGTACTTGATGACTTTGAATCTGAACTAAACACAAAAACTCCTGATTCTAGAAGACAAATTAAAGAATGGGTAACTGCTGCAGTATACCCAGCGATTGATTTTGATAAAAAAGGTTTTTTGTGGTGTAATGGTACTATTGTACATTATGACAGCTTTTTAAATGGATTAGTTACTAAGCATAGCGAATGTTTAAAAACGGGTGAAGAGTTTGCTTGGGACGTTTATACTAAAAAAGCTATTGAAGATGGAAATCCTATTTGGCCTTCAAGATGGCCTATTAAAAAATTAGATGAAAGAAAACAGTTTTATATAGATTCAGGTACTCCAGCTAAATTCTATCAAGAATACATGAATCAGGCCAAGTCCCCTGAAGACCAAATTTTTAGTGAGGAAGATATAAATAATGCGCAGTATAAAGGATATGCTAGATTTGACCAAGAATACGACTCTTGGTATATTAAACTCGATGATGGAAGAAAAGAGTTCGTTAATATATACATTGGTGTTGACCCTGCCTCAACAATTAGTGTTAGGAACGACTATAGTGTTATTATGGTCATTGGCGTTACTGATAGCTTTGATTACTATGTTATTGAGTATTGGAGGAAGAGAGTTTTACCAATGGACTGTGCTGACAAGATATTTGAAATCACAAAACGATATAAACCGATACGAAGAATAAATATAGAAACTATAGCATATCAAGAAATGCTTAGAGATTATGTTATGAAAAGAAGTAAAAGTGAAGGAATGTTCCTTCCAGGTATCGAAAAAGGTATTAAGAATTATAATCAAAAGAAAAAGGATAGATTATTTGAAGGTTTACAACCAATGTTTAAAGCAGGTGCTGTACATATAAAAAAAGAAATGCATGAATTTATAGGTGAATTGCTTGATTTTCCGAAAGGAAGTCATGATGATACTATAGATGCATTTTGGCTTGCTACTCAATATGCTAAGGGCCAACCCAAGTTAAAGAAAAAGACTAAAAATAAAACTGGTGTGTGGACAAAACCAAAAAAAGCATATAATTGGTTGACTGGAGCTAGAAAGTAATGTTATATTATACACTATGATACAAGAAGATTTAAGGGTAAAAGAGATAAATGAGTTGTTTGACAGGTGGAAAGATGCCAGGAAAGACTGGGATGTAGCCGCTAGAGAAGACATTGACTTTTATCTAGGTAATCATTTTTCAGCAGAAGAGCTTGATGAACTTGATTCACGAAATCAGTCATCTATGCCTATGGATAGGCTATATGCTGCTATTGAGCAGTTTAAGGCTATTGTTACCTCTAAGCAGCCCAAGTTTAGTGCTATCGGAAGAGAAGACTCTGACAGTAGATTAGCAACTGTCTGGAAAACAATATTAGAATACATTTGGGACAAATCAGATGGTAATGAAGTATTTAAACAAGTAGTTCATGATTATGCTGTTACAGGTCTTGGTTATTTTTATGCATATTTAGATAGAGATGCTGACTTTGGTAGAGGTGAAGTTAAATTCACATATGTAGACCCTTTTAGAGTTTATGTTGACCCCAATTCAAGACATAAATATTTTGATGATGCTTCAGGTATTATTGTGTCAACCATATTAACTAAACAACAGTTAATAGATTTATATCCACAAATGAGTCAACCAATAAGTGAAGGCTCAGAAAAATTATTAATAGACGAAATAGAAACATTTAGTAAAGAGGAGGATTATCCTAATGCAACTAATAAAACAACTATGGAAAGTTTTACACCAGATAATACAAAAGATAAAGACTATTCTATCGAAAAGTATAGACTTCTTGAACATTACAAAAAGGTAAGGGTTCCATATTATAGGGTGGTAGATTCTAGAAGTGGTGATGAAAGAATCATGACTCAAGAACAATTCGCTACTATGGCAGAAGATAGAGATTTTGCAGCAGCTATAGAAAATCAGTTAATAGATTTTGTAGAAGTTACACAGCCAAGAATTAAATTAACATGTACTGTTGGTCAAATAGTTTTATATGAAATGGTGTGTGATACAGATATATATCCTGTTATACCAGCACCAAACATTTGGACTAATACTCCATACCCAATGAGTGATGTTAGAAAAAATAAAGCATTTCAGAGATTTTTAAATAAAACAATATCTCTTATTACCTCACATGCTCAAGCATCAGCAGGTTTAAAATTATTAGTTCCTCAAGGCAGTGTTACTGATATTGAAGAATTAGAAAGAGATTGGGCAAATCCAAACGCAACAATTGAATATGACCCATCTTTTGGTGAACCACATTTTCCTTCACCACAGCCATTATCAGGCAGTATATTAACATTACCTAAAATGATTGAAGGATATATTGATTTAAATATGGGGATTTATGAAATGATGCAGGGAAGTACTGAAGCTGCCCCAAGAACATATTCGGCCACAATGATGATGGAAAATGTTGGACAAAGACGCTCAAAGTCTAAATTAAGAGATATTGAAGGTTCAATGAAAAGATTAGGTCAAGTTGTATATAATATGGCTAGACAACATTACAGATTTAAAAAGACATTTAGAATAGTACAACCTAATAATGATATAAATGAGTTTACAGTAAATTCTCGTTTATATGATGATAAAACTAATGAGTTACAGAAAATTGAAAATGATATAACAGTAGGTCAGTTTGATATACGTATACTTGGCGGCTCTACATTACCTTCTAATAAGTATGGAGAGTTCCAGTTATACATGGAAGCTTATCAAGCTGGTTTGATAGATAGGGTAGAAGCATTGAAGAAATCAGAAATATTTGATAAACAAGGGGTATTGCAAAGAACTGACGAAGTTAGTAAATTACAAGGTATGTTAGGACAAGCACAAGAACAACTTAAAAAGCTAGGTGGTGATTTACAAACTGCTCAAAGAGAAACAGTTTCATCTAGACAAAGAACAGAAGTTGAGAAGTTTAAATCAAGACTTAAAGAACAAGAGCTTGAATATGGCTCTAAAAATAAACTAGCTGCTAATAAGCTAGGTAATGCGGTTAAACTCGAGTCTGAGAAATTACGTTTACGTAGTGAATCTCAAAATAAACAAGAGAAATCGTAGGAAGGAATATAAGAAATGAATAACGCATATGAAGACGGACATCTAGAAGGTGAAACCGCTGATAATGTAGGGCAAGACGATAACGCAAATACGCAAGAGGGTTCTGAAAACTGGGAAGACCAAGCAAAATACTTCCAAAGTGAAAAGGATAAACTCGCAGCGGAAAACTCTAAACTAAAGCAATATGAAAAAATAGGACAATTGTTGGAATCACGTCCAGATATAACCCAGACCATAACAGGTATGGTACAAGGACAAGGTCAACCAGCACAACCCGAACGTATAGCATTAGATAAAGATGAATTTGACCCATGGGAAGCCTATAATGACCCGCAGTCTAAATCGTACAAGTTCAGACAACAAGAATTACAGGACTCTATTAATGGAGCTGTCAACCAGCAAATGCAAGGATTACAGAGAAATCAAGGCGAAATGCAATTAAAGACCGAACTACAACAAAGAGGCTTAGGCCCAGAAGAAGTAGACTCTTTTATGAATTTTGCAGCTCAAAATCCTGCTGAGTATGGTGTTGATGGTGCTATTAAAATGTGGAGAGCTGTTGTTGATTCTGGAGGCAATCAGCAAGTAGAAAGACCACTTGATGGAATACGTCAAACACAGGGAACTCCTGCACAAGGAGGAGTATTACAAGGTCAAGCACCTGAAACCCCTAAAAGTGACAAAGATTCTATGTGGGATTCTATTATCAAAGCTGGAAGTCGTGCGAATGTATTGTAAATAATAATATAAACAAGGAGAAATAGATATGGCAACATATTCAGGCGGCAGTTTGTCGGCAAATGGGTCAAGAACTCCTGGTGTATCGGCTACAGATTTTCATAGTAGAAGGTTATTTGATTTCAGTGATAGAATCGCTGAGTTAGCTCCAGAAGAGTCTCCATTTTTCGTTTATCTGTCAAAGGTAGGAAAAGTTCCAACAACGGATAGTCAATTCCGATTTTTGGAAGATAGAACAAAGATATCAATTGCTGATAGAGCATTTACTGCACAGGCTGCTTTTACAGCAGCTGCAGTGGGAAGTACAGCTACAGCAACATTTGATACTACTGATTCAACACCAGTTTCAGTTGATTGGTTAATACCAGGAATGGTTGTATCATGTGGTACGGTTGATGCATCAACAGCACAACCAGAATGGTGTACAGTAAGAATTGAATCTGTTGTAGATTCAGGAGCTTATAGTACAGCTACAGTTAGAACAATTGCAAAAGCATCAGCAGCAGCTTTAACAGTCCCAAATAATGCAAAATGTACTGTTATAGGT